CGAACGTCTGATTTGTAAGGTCATGCTTGATCTGAGATCGGGCGCAACCGCAGGATCTGGTTTTCCCATTGCGGAGACTATCGGAGAGGACAGACACGATGTTTCCGCATTTGCATTCGCAGATCCATTTCGCTTTACCTGGTTTTGAGTCTGGGTCTTTCTCTATTACTTTCAACTTGCCAAATGTTTTGCCCCTCAAATCAATGAGGGTGGGAGAGAAAGTATGCCGAAGACAGCCGCATGATTTTGTACCATTGGTTCGTAGTAGATTTGTAGAGGACACGACAACGGTATTGCCGCACTCACACTGGCACAACCACATAGGACGGCCTGGTTTTCTGTCCTCAACCCTTTTTATAACGGTCAGCATATCAAATGTGCGGTCGGTAAGGTCTATCAGCTTTCCCATTGAAATCCTCCTCAAGAG